CAACTGTCGGTAAGTCTTTAATGACATTAGAGGGGTCGGAGCACCATATGCAGTTGTCGGGAGCACTGTCAGGATTGACGCTAGTGACAACCATATCAGACATTTTAAGAGGAAATTTAGCAGCATCGCTCAAGCTGGTATCCAGCTGGAATTGAAGCATGTAATTAGAACGACCCATAGATGCTTCACGTTCTAGTAGGTCGTCATTATCAAATCTATCGGGATCTGTTACATCCCATTCTTGAGCACCAGAATCGAGGTCAGCCTGGATCTGAGGTGCTAAGAGTCCGTCATATTTAGTGAGGGAGGAGGAGCGGGGGTATCTGGCTGGCCAAACGAATGGACGGTACGAGCGCTCTGCCAACTTACGATAAACAGTAAAAGTAGTCTGAGGAGTCCCGAGATACATAATACGGCTATCGCTTTTGGGGGTAAGAATTGACTCTGCTTCCGTGCAGAGTTGAAGTAATTTTTCACGCATTAACTCCGTCATGGAGTTTCCAGGCACCTCTATGTCGTCCAAAATCATTAAATCTGCGCGACTTCCTGTTAGCTGACCAGTTATGCCCACCGACTTGACGCTTGGGGCTTGGTGAGGTGAACAGTTTACGTCGAAGCTGATGCGACTCCAACGAGAATCTTCGGATTTCGGTTGCAGATGATTTAGCCATGGAGTTTCAATGATTAGTTTTTGTAGGAAGATGGACATGTTATCAGCTCGTTCTTTAGAAGCTGATATAATCATTATTTTCTTTTCTGGATCTTTAAATAGTGTCCATAACACAAAAGCACCAGTAATCCAAGACTTACCAACACCTCGGAAGGCTTGGATCTGAAGCCGTTTGGGACCACTCTGAAGGTAATCTGCAATAGCATACTGAGCTCTTGTAGGAGATGGAAGGTCAAGTTGTTCCCACAGAGCTTGTAGGAACAGCTTAAAGTCGTCTTGTAGGGCGGTTATGACATTAGTCATGAGTATTTGTTGTCTATTTTCTTTCTCTTAGTTCTATAATCTATATCTCCACCAGTTGTAGAAACAACTACGTTTTGATCTTGCATGTTGGGGTTTTTATCTAGTATTTTTTGGACATTTGCTTGGTATCCTTCTAGTTCATCGCCTGGTCCTACAGAAGATGGAGCTCCTTTTGCGATACCACCACCTGATACAGCACCATATCCTTCCGACCAAGCAGCTCCTTGTCCTGCTACATCAGCTGCTTTTCCTAATGTTTCAGACCAGTTAATTTCATTTTTCTTTTTCTTCGGTTGATCTTGTTCTTCAGAGGGTCTTCTACCTCCACCAGCGTCTGGTGCTCTTATAGGTGGTTCTAGTGTTTTACCGCCACTAGGTTTATGAGTACCTGGAGGTTTAATTACCTTACCTGTTTTAGTATTAATAACAGAGCCATCTCTCATTATTGTAAATGCCATAAATGTTCTCCGGTGTGTGTGTGTTAAAATCCTTCTAGATCTGTGAACCAGCCAGCCTGCATTCTTGAATCTATTTCTTCAAAAGACATTCCAGTAATTTCTTTTAATCTTTTAATCTGTTCAGGCTGAGTTAGGTCTTCTAGCATATCTCCGCTTCTATCTAATCTACGAAGATATTCCATAAATTCAGCTTTAGTATATCTAGATAAAGGTTTAGCATCAAATTCAGTTACAATATCTTTAACAATACTCTTTAGTTCAGGAGCAGAGTATCTATGTAATTCTATATCAGCTAATTCTTCTACTAACTTTTCAGGTAATCTAGATTTTCCATGTAAGGTATCAAATACTTTCATACCTTCGTCTAGTATTCTTTTACCTTCGTCTATCTCATTGAGATATCTTTCTAATGTTTCTAATCTAAAAGCATCAGCTTGTTTTTGAGTCCAACCTTTACCTTTACTAAATTTCCTTACTACAGTTCTCGTAAAGAATCCTTTACCATCTTTACCGTGAAGGATATTAAAATAATTAGTCTTTTGACCGTGAATCCACTGAGGTATTGCCATGAGATTATCTGCAGCATTACCTGGTTTATAACCTCTTGTTAAAATAGCTTGCTGTACTCTATTAAACATAGGATCACCGAAACTTAATCCATCATATATAGGCATAGATTGTTGAAGTGTAAATATATGTTCAATTTCTATTCTTGAACGTGGGATCCGAAGTTGCTGCATTGCATCTCCATATATACTTTCAAATGCATCTACCAATCCTCGTCTATGTTTATCCCAAGTAGTAGCTATCCCAGTATGTGGTGTTGTGGAGTATAGCATTGCAACTTGTCTACCTTGAGCTGAGTTGAATATATTTCTATAGGCATTTATATTAAACCTTGTGCCTGATCCAAATAGACCCGAATATTTTAATAATTTCTGATTTGTATTCCATATTTGACTTGCATCAGGAGGCACATAACCTTGTTTAAATGGTAAATTTAATTGCCATTCTTGAGGGTTATCAGGAGCTTTAGCCATCATCTGAGGCATATCTATATCAGCTCTAGATGTATACTGACCTAAAAACTCAGTACGTTTTCCAGTTAATTCTTCTTGTATTCTTAATATATCATCAACAGAAGGGTTAACTGGTGGTGCAACATCTGCTGTACTATCTATATAATTAAATAAATGTGCTTGTAGGTCAGGTGGATTCCACGGATCAGGTGGTATAGCATCTGGATATGCTGTTCTAGGTGCTGTTTGAGTATAAGTCTTCTTTGGACCAGTTATATCACCAGGTTTCCAAGCATCATCTAAAGGTGACATCTTTCCAGCATCTGGACTTCTCCAGAACTTACCTTGCCTTGATAATCTAGTAGCTCTTGCTTGTTGGATTAAGATGTCTGCTGATTCAGTACCAAACTTAATTGTACCACCGAATCCAGCACCTAACGTACCAGCTGTTAATGCTTCCCCAGGTGTAAGAAGACGTTGTTCATCAATAGCAGTTCTAACTTGTTCACCGCCAACACCAATAGCAGCACCTTTAGCTGTAGCTCTTCTTATACCTTTTAAACCTTTAGCTGTGGTTCCAAACGGTATTGCTTGGAACCCTCCAGCTGCTAAAGCTTCTCCATGACTGAATTCTTCGTTTCCTCTAATCTTCTGTGCTATAACATTAGCACCATAACCTATACCAAAACTTAAACCTCTTGATAGAGGATCAGGACTAGCAACGAGCCAATCAGCAGTTAATCCGACACCAAGTTCGAAGGCAAGAGCACCAGCGTAGTTACCGGAATCATCTTCATTTATAGAAGACTCAAGACGGTTTTTCAGCTCTTCTTTTTTGTCTTCTTCAGCCATGATTAAAATCCGCGAACTTCTTTATCGTATTGTCTACGTTGTCCTATAGTTAATTTGCTTAAAGAGTCTCCTCTTCTAAGTCCTTTCCAATCTTCTGAAGCAACAGAAAGTACAGTAGAACGTCCCTCTGAATCAGTTACGTCATCATATCTACCAACTATCCCTCCGCCTCCTCTAACTTCATTTATTTGTCCACCGTAACTAGAACCAATACCTAATTTTGGGGATTGATAAGAACTAAAGTTTTTACTTACATCAGCGTCATCTCCACTACTACTAAGATCCTGAATACTATTAGTTTTTACACCGTATTTTGCATGATTATATACTGGATTATTTGTGGTTTTTGAACGTCTCCAAAAGTTTCCTTTAGTAGTAGTAGTAGTACCTTTCTGTAACTCAGCATTCATATCAATATATTTATCATTTGCAAATGGATTTAATCCTCCTCTTCTATCTAAAATATTACCACCAGTAGTAAGCATACCTGTTCTACCACTTTGTTCGCCCTCTGGACCCCATCTTCCAAATATTTCTTGTATATCTTTCTGATTAGAGTGCAGTACTGGCCATGGTACATTTTTCAATTCACTACGATCAAGCTTAGGTACAGTCAAAGCTTTATAAACCCATTTCTGATCTTTTTTTAATTGCTCTAAAGCTTGTATTGGAACAAGTGTTCCTCTAGCATGACCAGACTTATAATGTGTACCTGCTTTATTTACTGTTAATCTATTTCTTCCCCATGCCCAGTTTTTACCTAAAGCAGTCATTGCTGTCATACCTTGTGGAATAGCATCTTTACCGAAATCTATTGTAAGCCCACCTCTACCTCCACTACTAGGTAATCCTGTTCTTTTCCTTAATATTGCTAATAAGTATGGATTTTTACCGCCATTCCTTTCGTAATTAACCCAATTATCCTCTAATCTTGCTTTTGCTAATGCATGTTTTTGTCTACCTGCCGCAGTTTTCATTTTAAAATTACTTTTATCGGCAGCTTCAATTTGATTTACAAGCCATTCCATCCCTTTTTCTACAGAGAGGAGTTCTTTTTCCATTCCAGTCATAATTAAATAAAGGGGTTATTTACGTTTTGCACCACCACGGGCGCGGTTTTTCTTGGGTATTTCTAATGACAGACGATTCTTCTTATGAGATACGTCTTTACCACCTTTACCCATAATACCTAACTCACGACGCTTACGTGCGAGTTTCTTACGGTACCTCTTTTTAGCAGGGGTACTATTAATCTTCTTTTGTTTTTTCTTTTGTTTCTCGTAGGACTTCCGGCCTTTAGCAGATTGATAGTACCGAGAAGTCTTACCTGGTTTAGACGCTCGTTTTGGTGCCATACATCCTCCGTCTAACGAGTTCTGGGTCTACTTTGGGTAGGATTTTATTCAGTTTATCGAGAGGATTGCCTTCATAGGCAACACCTGTGACATCATTTGTTTTAAGCCAGTCACATGCGGCTTTCAAGTCTTGAGTAGTAGCCTCGCCACTCTTGACCCTTTTCAGGAATTCAACAGTAACGAGGTTATGTAACTCATTAAACTTCTCTTCTGCGGCTTTTTTTGCCATTAATATTCCTCTAACATTTTCAATGCATCTTTAGTGCTTTGATTAGTACGTCCTCTTTTTATTGCATCGACTCCTTCTTGAAAATCTGTTTTCTTCTTCTTCTTCTTATTTGGTGGTGGGGCGGGGGACCATGCTACATCTGTGGTGTTTTTATACTTACTTACATTAGATTGTCCAGCTGCCATAATTAAGAGAATAGTTTAGATTTTACAATTTCTAATGCCTGGTCATCAAGCTTATTATCAGTACGTTTTACGTATGCAGTCAGTAGATCTACTACTAATTGCTTAACTGAGTCTGACTTTAGAAAGGCGAATAGGATGGGCTTGATTAATAAGATCATGGTGAATTAATAGTGTTTTTTAAAAATATATAAAGAAGAACTGATACGCAAATAATTGCTATAACTTCAGTCATTCTTTAACAGTTACTTTGGGTTTTGTTTTTGGAGCATTCTTAGCTTCTAATTCTTTACGTCTAGCATCTCTTTGGAAACTAGGTGTATCTTTTAAAATTAGTTCGTCAGCTTCGGATAATGGACTCATTTTACATTGTGGTTTAGGTTTATGCCAGGGTTTATACCACGGTTTAGGTGGTGTACTACAAGCGAGGACTTTAGCTTGTGCTTTTTTCCATGCAGATATAGGAATTACATCACTACATATTTCATAAACTCGTGATCCAGGTAGTAGCATGAAGCCTTTTTGCTGGAGTTTTGCACAGTTATCTATACGTACGAGTTCATAATTCAATTCCATCTTTTGTATCTGTCTGTCTGCTGCAGCCTTGCAGCGTTCGATAAGTGAACCATCAAGCGGTACCATAAAATTGATCTGACCGCCCCAATTCTCAGCAACAGTATAGCTCTGTTGATCCATATGTTCATCGAAAGGAGTAGTATGATTGCCCATATAGAATGGGCTGAAGGTCATGGTAGCACCGTTACAAGATATGTTTGGCCCGATAATCTGACGACTTGGCGCTCCATTGTTTTGGAACTGTACGGCTTGATTTGTGACGTTTCCGGTAGCAGCTGCAACTGGATTCGACGTGTTATTTGTGTCACCTTCTTGAGCCCTAATAGGATTTATTGTGAGAAGACTGATAATGAGACAGTAGTAGAGGTAGTATCGATTTCTCTTTCGATTTCGGTTACTTCTAGTACTTGACTTGCAGCTCTTGTTACTACTTCTAGTGTGAAGTCGGAACCAGCTGTTGTCATATTGAATACCGAGTCTGAGTCGGCTATACCGCCTGATGTAGCGGAGGTATGGGTTATATTGTCCCCAGACCATTTGTTGTATGCGGACCCATAGGTTGTAGTAGTAATCTCTTCCACTATCTCTTGGGTCGTTGTTGTGGTGGAGTTCATGGATCCCTGAGTGAATTTCGGGGTCACTAATTCCGCTCTTGTCACTGTGGGGGATGCCAGTAAAAAGAGGATTAACCATAGTTTTTTCATTCTTCTTTTTTCTTAGCCATAGGACAGTTGACAGGGCCTTTGTCTTTATTATTACCAGTAGTCAAACCAAAAGTAGCCAGGGCTCCGGTGAAAACGGAGGCTACAAAGGTTATATCTGAATTACCAGATTTCTTTATCATTGGTAGCTCGACATAATTCATGGTAATAATGAACCCACTCCATACAACTACGCCTAATCTGACGAAGGTTCCAAGGATTTGGATTTGGTGTTCTTGGTCTTCTGCGGCATCTTTTAATTTACCGAGGAGTCCTTTTCCTTTTGCTTTTTCTTCCATGCATCAACTTTAGATTGTAGTTGTTTCTGAACCTTTTTCTTGATAGGTTCAAATAAGGATTGAGTAACAGTTGTAGTTGCTACTGCTATAACAGCCGTTGTGACTGCTGTAACCACCACCGCTGTTTCAGGTAGTGGCATTTGTATATCGATAACCGGAATCTTTAATTTAGGAGGCTCCGGTTTCTCTTCTGTTTTCTCTTCCTTCTCAACCTCCTCAGGAGCCTCTAGATCAGCCGGAGGTACCACGATGGGTGCATATGATGGTAAGAGGGCTTTAGGCTCCTTCAGCTCGATCCTAGGCAGGTCTAGTGGCCTAGGTAGCCTAGGAGTTGGAAGTTGAATTGACATATCATGCAGATTCTAATGCTGCAACTTTAGTTTCTAAGGTTTCGATTTTAGCTATAGCTTCTTGTAAAGCTGCGGTTAATAAAGGTACAAGTTTAGATTGATCTATTTGTTGGTAAATAGGATCACCTTTTTTCGCTCCAGTTTCATCAAAATCTTCTGCTTCTACAGCATCTTTGGTTCCTGTAATTGCTTCTGGAACTGCTGTAACTTCATGTGCAAAGAAGCCGTCAACTGTTTTAGATGGATTATTTTTAAAGTTAAATCTATAAGGTTTAAGTGTTTTTAATCTAGTTATACCGTCAGATATTGCTGCTTGATTCTCTTTCAATCGATAGTCAGAAGATGTGTTATAAGTAGTACCACCACTGCCTACGACAATTGTACCAACTGTAGTATTAGCTGATAAGAATACATGAGAGTTATAACCACCAGTATCTAGGGTTTTCCAGTAACTCATGTTACCGTTTCTTCTAACAGTTACACCTCCATGAGCGTTAAGGACTGTACCAGCTTGAGCGAGGGATGTACCATAGTTATCAGTACCGACCGTTAAATCACCAGTAGAGTGAAACCGAATTCTTTCAGATCCCCATACGTGGAATCGCATGGAATCATCGGTATGATCATACAAAATCTTTCCTGCATCAGCATCGTTACTATCAGAGAACCATATTTCTTGGCTATCTGTAGCATCATTAAAAGCTAATCCTGCTGCAGTAGTTGAGAAGGATAAAGCATTATCGTAATAGAGTTCTACGGCTCCGTTGCAAGTAAATTTAGCAGCTACTTCAGTTGTATTCAGGTTGATATACATATCGGCTGTACCGCCATTCCTAATGAGATTGCTGGTCCCATCATGGTAGATATCTAGATCTTGATCATTTCCTAATCTTAGTCTAATATCATCATTAGCTAAGAGCCCGTTAATTGATTCACCTACACCTACTTGAAGGTAGCCAGTGACAGCAGCGCCGTAAGATCCAGTCTCAAACCTCTTTCCATTGTTGTGATAGAGTTCACAAGCTCCATCTTTTATAAACTTAGCTATAGTCTCAGTTTCAGCATCATTTTGGATCCTGATTTCATCACCAGTTCTTATAAATGTTTTACCAGACTTTAGGTTGAAATAATTATCAGTTCCACTAAAATAGAATTCTGAGTCATTTCCAGTACCAAGACTGATTTTAACATTATCGTTGAAACCTACTGCGGTAGCTCCTCCTACTCCGGCAGGCACAGCAGCCCATGTAAGACCACCTGTATTGCCGGATTGTTTTGAAAGGAACTCTCCGTTAGAACCAGCATTGCTGATTTGAAGTCTAGCTTCATCAATAGCTTCATCTGCTACAGCTGCTTGTACTACAGCATCGTCAGCTATTAAAGCTGAAGTCACAGCATCATCAGCTATTAAAGCTGAAGTTATAGCATCGTCAGCTATTAAAGCTGAAGTTATAGAGTCATCTGCTATTAAAGCTGACGTGATAGCATCATCTGCTATTAAAGCTGACGTGATAGAGTCATCTGCTATTAAAGCCGAAGTTACAGCATCATCAGCTATTTTAGCAGCCGTTATAATATCGTCTTTAACGCCTGCTGTTGAAATTTGTGTTAATGCCATTAATCTGCTGCCTCCGCTGTGTTACCTGCTGCTACCCATTCTAGGTATTCTTGGTAGTCTGTGTTGTCTGGGTCGAAAGGTATCGTAGATTTAATACCAGCGTCTGTTGTAATTGAAACACTTGTAATTGTATCTGAATAAGTGTCTTTAATTAGTTTGTAAGTAGTTGCCATAGTTAAAGCTCCGCTGCTGCTTCAAAACATAAGTTGACCCAGTTAGTAGCTGAACCACTTGTTATAGCTAGATATTGCCATTGAGTGTGCCCTATATTTTGTGCTGTGGCTGCTCTAGCTGTGCCAGCAGAATCAACTTGACCAGTAGTTGTAGCACCACTTGTCCTCAAAGTTACAGTTGGAGATGATCGCATTCTTGTACGAAATAAAATCCCCATCGCATTACCATCAGCCCATGATACGACGTTAAAACCATTAGTTAAAGCATTATCTGTACCAGGAATACTACCAGTTTGATAACTATTTTGGTAGTATCTTTCACACCTAGTTAACTCATCACCATAAGATAAATGTTGAAACGAGGTGGCTGTAGAATCTACTTCTAACTGAACGCCTGTTAGATAAAATATATTTGATGTGGAATCTGCAAAGTTAACTTGACCTGTAGCTGCTCCTGAATCAGATGAGCCTGCCCATGTTTCTTGTAAGGTTCCTGTATTAACTCCTGAACCTGCTACTAGCCAAAACTGAACTCTTAAAGCTTCTCCGTTATCAGAATTATCTTTTCTATTTGTATCAGTATCAGCAGGAAAATTAAGAGTATATTTATTCCAATTAGTATCAGATATTGTATAAGCTTTAGAAACATTACTAGTCGTATTATCACGCCCTAATAGTCTACAAATATATGTTCCTGTTTTGACTGATTTAGCCCAAAAAGATAAAGTATAAGCTTTAGCTCCTGACGTACCTTTTTGAAAGCATTGTGCATCAAACCCTTCTATTTTTTGGTTTAAATTTACTTCTTCGTTAGAAGCTAGAGAAGTATCAGCAGTTGTACAGTCTATTTTTAAACTATGTGCAAATCCATCTGGGCTCTCGCCGTCTTGACTAATAGTATATCTAGAGCCTGTATTCTGTGTATATAAACCCCATCTATCAGTAGCAAAGACAGTACCATTACTTGCACCTACTCCTGTTGAAGAACCACGCTGATATATCTGCATCGCGCCGTTATATAAGACATTTCTACCTGGAAGATTGGTAAACTTACCTGTAGCAGTCCCGTCACTTGCATGGACTGTTATTGCAGCACTGGATGCACCAGTACCTTTGATTGAATTTACTTTTATTTCACTCATCCTGCTACCTCCATAAGTGTTATATAGCTTAGACTTCTTTCGTAAGCTATATGGTCTGAATCAGAGACTGTTCTATTTACATACCAAGTTGCTGCACCATTATAGTATATTTGGAAAGTATAACTAACTGCCGATGTTGTGCTCGGAGAATCTAAATAATTACCAAATTCAGCACTTGTAGGAGTTGAGGCTGCATCAGACGCTGCACCTTCAAGGAAAACCCCGAATACTTGAAGTCTATTGCTTGCTGCTGCTCCTGTTAAAGCTGTTGCGGATCCACCTGAAATAGATCTATTCACTCTCCACCAGAATTGATGGTCAACAGCATTACCTTCACCTGTTAAAAAACCACTAACTAATATTTTACTTGAAGTTGATGAAGGTGTAATTGATGCTGTAATAGTAGTATCAGTCCAGGCAGTACTTATCGATGTTGTTGCGGTATCTGTACGTGCTGAATCTGAAGTAGTAGTTACTTGAAGTATTGCTCCTGGTGTAGTAGTAGTTCTAATTACACCTCCTGTAGTTACATTAGGTAATGTATACGCTAATGCAGCATTACCTGTTGTTGAAGCCGGTCCTTTGAGTGAAGTTGTTCCACCACCCGAGTCGGCTGATAATTTAATTTCACTCATGATTTCGGATATTTATCTTTGGTTTGTTTGATGACTGCCTTCCAGTTATCTATATCATGGTAGATAAGATCTAATTGTTCAGCCACACTAGGATATTCAAATTTTCGTTGGTCTTTATATTTTAGTTTATTTAATTCAACTCTTGCTGCATCAACTTTTGCTTGATCTGGTGCAAAGAAATTACCATCTTTATCTGTTGGTCCTTTAGTCTCATCACAGGATTTTGAATCTGGATAAGCTTTAATTACTGCTTCTAAATCATAACTCATGCCGCTATCTCCATTACTGTAATAACTGATCCAACCACTGTAGTCCAGGTACCGTCTCCAGATGTATAATCCCTGTTAACGTAAGATAAATATGTAGCATGATATGGTGAGCCAATTTTGAATTTATAAGTTAATTCAGAGGTTGATGAAGGTGAATCTAAATAATTAATATTAGTATTTACTGCTTCTCCAGTGTTGTTATAACCTACTGCAAATGTTCCACGGGTTCTACTTCCAGCAGCATCTCCAATATTAAGAGCTGTACTATCTCTGTATAAAACTACTGTCGTATAGTATAAAGATCCTACCTGTATACAACCATGGACTAATATTTTACTTGAAGTTGATGAAGGTGTTATTTTTACACACCAAACACTTCCACTATTTGCTTGATCAGTACCAGTTATATCATCAATAGATTGGGTACCATTATACAAAAAGGAATCTGTTTTAGTAGAGGATACTACTTGGAGTATTGCTCCTGCTGGTTGAACAGCAGCAGCCGGTGTAATAGTGTTTGCACTACCATTTAATGTTATTGCCATGATTTTTATACGATAGTGTAGACGCTACCCGAAGGGATAGTTAAAGTTGCCGATATAGTAATCGGTCCTGCACTGAGTGCATTAAAGTTTGTGCTAATTGTATAGTTATTACTAATGGTCTGAGCATTTTCATATATACATCCATCAGCTACAGTACCACCTGCATCAGCCCATGTTAATCCACCTGTATTACCAGACTGTTTAGATAGGAACTGACCATTAGATCCAGCATTACTGATCTTTAGGTTAGCTTCGTCAACTATATCATCTGTTATAACAGTAGCACCGTCAGCTGTTGATGTAACCTCACCACTATGGTTAGGGTGTACATAGTTATTAGCTGAAGCTGCAATTCCATCTAACTTGGTATGATCAGCATCTGTAAAGACATTAGAATCAGTAGCTGCTTCTACAGCTGTCCTGATTTCAGCGTTTGTTTGATCAGCTGTCGCACCAGTTTCTATCCCATCTAATTTAGTTTTATCTTCATCTGTCATTACACCCCATGCGGATGTAGTTACCGCTGGTAGTGCGGTATTTGTACCAGAGGAAGATTCAACAGTTAGAGATGTTCCGTTTGCTGTGTTACTTAGGTTAGTAGTTCCAGATGGAGCTGCTCCCCATTCAGGAGCTGAAGCGCCAGAGTTAACTTGCAGCATTTGTCCTGCACTACCTACACCAAGTCTAGCGTAATCTGTACCGTTATAGTACATGATATCACCAGCAGCATCAGATCCAAGTGCTATCTTAGCACCTGTAACTGTATTATCTCCAATAGTTGCAACACCTGCACCTTGTAAATACAAGATGAAATCAGGATGTGCTGTTAGGTTTGCACCAAAGTGAATACTAGATCCATCAATACAGAATCCATCATTAGATCCTATAGATGTACCAGTATTAGGTTCTTGAATAACACCACTTACACTGATAATTAACGCCGCTGCCTGTGAAGGGGTTATAGCAGTTGTTGTTCCTTTAGTAACTAACTCATAATCAGCTGAACCTGCGGAGAATGCTCCACTAGCATTGTTATGTGCTTTAAGTTCTAAGTATTTAAAGTCAGTAGATACAGCACCACCACCACTACCAGATATAGTAATAGTCTTAGTAGCCCCTGTACCGCTAGCAACAACTCCAGCACCTACAAAGTTAAGTGTAGTAGCTGCTGTAGATAGTGCAGACCCTTCATCTTGTACTGTTACTTCCCCACCACCTGATACAGTGATAGTTTTAGTTGCACCTGTTCCAGATGCGGTAACGTTAGCACCTACAAAGTTTAAAGTTGCAGCTGCTGTTGACAGAGAAGCTCCCTCTTCTTGTACGGTAATAGCGCTTCCACCGCCTGCTGCTGCTGCCCATTTAACACCTGTAGCTTCTCCACTATCTGCTGTGAGTACATAATCATTTGTACCAACTGCTAACGCTGTAGGATCACCAGATCCATCACCTATTAGTATTTCACCCTTACCGTCTAGGTCAGAGTTCATTACAGCACCTGCTGCATCGACGTTTGTTGCGTCAGTTACATCAGCACTAGCCTCAATGGCATTTAGTTTACTGTGATCGGCATCTGTGAAGACATTGGAATCACTAGCTGCTTCAACAAGTGTTCTTATTTCTGCAGCAGTTTGATCTCCTTTAGAACCTGCTTCAATACCATCTAATTTAGTACCATCAGCTGCTATATCTCTACCATCTACTGTGCTTGAAACAACGATAGCTCCAGTAACACTGATGCCACCTGAAGTTGTTTCAATCTTTTTATTACCACCATGGTATGCATGTACACCACCGCTAGTACTTAATTCTACAATAGCATCTGAGCCAGACTCATTCTGTACTCGAACGTCATCACCACGTACTAGTAATACACCAGTTTTATTTGTTAAATAGGTATGACTACCGTTATGCTGTAATTCTACATCGTCATCATTACCTAAGAGTAATTTATCATTATCCTTTAAATCTATATTACCTTCAAGTGAAACATTACCAGTTAGAGCTGTTATACCAGTTACACTTAAGTCACCAGCAACTACTGTATTACCAGTAGCTGAAGCGACTGTAAATTTATTAGTATTAACATCAAAATTACCATCTACACCTAATGCTGCTGTAGTTGTAGAACCAGCTACAGTTAATGAACTATCTAAGGTTGTAGCGCCTGTAACATCTAATGTACCTGCTACATCTATATTGGTATCTAACTTTGCACTTGTTACAGCGTCGTCTTTAATTTGAGTTGTCTGTACAGCATTAGGTTCAATTTCCCAATTCTGTACTAATTGGTCTTGAGTTTCCTCAATACCTCTTAATGCTTGTGTTTGGTTATTATTTAAGTCACCAGCTTTAACTGATGCACCTGCAGAGTAAGTTGCCTGAGCAGGATCTACAGCTACTTCACGGTAGATACGTATTACAGCATTTTGAGCAGGTATCTTATCTGCTACCCAAGCTACAGTACCACCGTTTACTGTGTAGGATTGTAATTCATAGTCGTGACTAGCACCTGCTCCAGTACCAGTACCTGCTGTTTTAAGAACACCGTCCACTCGGACTTTAATCTCAGTTGCAGCAAAGCTCTCGATGGAAAAAGCTTCTGATGCATCATTAAGCGGCTGACTATATTGTTTGAATGTTGCCATGTTTTTTATTTATATTTAATGATGAATTAGTGTGCTATAACTATACAATATCCGGGTTTACCATCTGCTGCAGCTACGCTCGTAGTCCCTTGACCACTTGCTTGACTATAATTAGTTGCTCGTCCTGGTGCAGCATTACCATAATGGAACCCACCAAATGCGGCTTCTCCACCTGGCTTGTCATTACCATGGAATTGAGCCTGTCCTCCTTGTATCACAGCTCCGTTAGAACCAGTTCCTCCTGCACTTACTGAACCAACCATTGGATTAGCTCCCCACTGTCCTGCAGCTAAAGCAGCAGTAGTGACTCCTCCAAAAGCTTCAGCTGTTGTTCCAGTTCCACTAGGGTTAAAAGATGTAGTTCCTCCAACAGCTCCGTTAGTACCATTTCCACCTGCACCTATAGTTACACTAGCAGCAGTTCCCATTTCTGCTTTGTTATAAGCAGCGATACAAGTACCACCTCCACCTCCACCGTAATTACTTCTAGGATAGTGTCCATTACTAGTACCTTGAGTAACTGAACCACAACCGCCACCACCACCTACTAATATTATAGTAAAGGCTTCTCCGGCTGAAGGTGCATTATAAGTACCACTACTAGTGAACATTTGTACATCACCAGCTAATGCTTGTACAACTCCAGTTAAGTTAGACCCATCTCCAGTAGTTGTAAGATATCCAGCACCATTAGTAAGTTGATTATTATTAGTAGGGAGAGTAGCCCATGAGTTATCTCCTCTTAAACATGTTGCAGTAGATGCTGAACCTGTAGCTGAAAGCTCAGCGATACCAACAGCATCATCCTTCATCTCATCATTACCGATAGAGTTTCCAGCTATCTGGTTCTGTGTAATAGTATTATCTGCAACATGCTCACCGTCTATACTTTTATTTATATAGTGTTCAGAGTCGATAGAGTTGTCTTCTATTTTAGTGCCGTCAATGATATCATTTTCTAATTTAGATCTAGCTACGGATGTATTAGCTAACTTAGTACCACTTATACTATCATTAGATAGCATTTGATTAGTTATAGTGCCATCATCAATAGTCCAGTTATCTGCGCTATTTACAGTTATATGATTCTTATCACCAGATGTTAACCCTAAACCAGATCCTGTTGCTGTTACAAATCCTACCTCTTCAATTTTATGTCGAAGTTGTTTATTGTTTTCATTTAGAGCATCTGCTTTAATAGAAGAACCTGCTTGATATGTATGTCTAGGATTATCTATTTCTGTATTTCTATAGAGTTTTATATTATTACTACCACTAGGTGGAGCAGTAGTAAAGTTAACTGTATTATTAGTTATAGTGTAATCAGCAGGAGTAGCTTTATCGACACCGCCGACTGCTACTTGTACATCTGTCGATGCTAGAAAAGAGAATGTAATATCAAAGGCTGTTGCTACAGCATTCCCTGAATAGTATTTTTCTACTGCCATTTACTTAGGTAATGATAGGATGTTTGTTGTCTCTTGTTTCTTAAGCAGCTTCCTACGTTTAATATTAATCTGCTGACTTCTGAGTTGTTGTATACGTGGATCTTTCATGATCTTAGCCCATGCAGCTTTACGTGCATTCTGGAAGACCTGATCAATCTTTAAGTTATGGAAGTAATCTGAAGTCTCATAGTCTCCACGTTTACCACCACGAATATCAGAATACATCTCATCCATAGAGGCTTGTATTCTAGGATCTTCAGAGAGCTTCTCTAGCTTACGTTCAAGATTTGTCTCACCAATAGCCTTCTGGAACATAGAGCGAATACGCGGACTGTCTGATAGGTCGTCACCCATAGGTGAGAAGTATGTAGACATACGTACGTCATAGCCGCTGTCAAATAATAGTTGTCTACCAGCACTGTAATCTAAGTTTAAGGATATTGGACTGAACATATTAAATGCTCTAGTCATGAAGTCATAGTCTCTAATAGGCTTACCATTAAGCATATCATACTTAGTAGGCAAGTCATCACCAGGAAGGTATTCAGATATTAAGTTTCTATTACGTATTGAGTCACCAATACCAGAACTTAACTCCTTCATATGAGGGTTAAATAGCTTACCTAATTCATTACGTAGGCCAGCCATTGGTACTTGGTTATTCATTATACCAGCAAGTATTCTATTCTGCTGTCCAGGCTTACCTGCGACAAGATCGACTAGTTGTGATAGTCCAGAAAAGTATGACTTACTTGTAACACCTTGAGCAACTACTAAGGACATCTTCAACAGTTGTTGTTCAGTCCATTCATCACCCATCAATAGGCTAGCGTCACCAATATCAGCTGTAATAGCCATGATTTGGTTGAAGGGTTCAATGGATTCATATCCTACCCATACACCACCTATCTTAAATTGTCTTGGTCTATAGCCAGCATCTATCCACATCTGACGTTTCTGTCTATCTACAGGTCCATTACCTGTGATATTACCTGACATCCATGCCCATGATACCATGCTGATTAGAGAAGCACCCATACCTAAACGACCAGTCTGCAATGCCTTAGCATTAGCTAGCTCTGTGGCATTAGTAATACCATACTGAGCAACCTCATCTAGATTCTTAGGTGTAGCTCTAGCTATATCATTAAATTCTTTAACAAGGAAGTTAAATCCAGGTGTATGCTTAGCAGATAGGTTTAATCCACTAACACCAGTACGTGCAAATAGGAAGAATGGTTTAGCCCAGGGGTTAGCAGCGAATACATCGCCTAATCCTTTAGAGAATCCACTCATAGGAGTCGTTAAAGTAACCTCTTGTCTAGCCCATTTAGTAGCTTCATCTTTAATTGTACCATCAGCGTTCCATATACGGTCGTAGAAGTCCTGTTCATAGGCTTGCATGACCTGTCTATTGATAACAGGTAGCCTACCACCAGCTCCTTGTACGTCTAATACCTCACGCATAGCCATCTCTCTGGCTTTAGATCTACCTAATATATGTGCGAAAGCATCGTCAGTAGCAGCCATGACCTTAGGAGACCATGTTAAGAAGCTATTGTTATTCCAGTTTCTAGCCATATTAGCCATATAGAATGTAGCTCTATCAGCTGGTGTAGCTCTTCCACTCTCTTCTGCCCATCGCCTTAGGATTTCCCAGTTATCATCATTCCTAGAGTACTCTGAGTATCTAGATTTGATAGTAGATATATCACCACTCCAATATGAGTTAAGTCTTTCTTTAAATATAGTGAATGATTCAGGTATAGCATCCATCATGGCATTCATTGAAGCCAGACTAGCACGTACCGTAGCACTATCGCCAGTGAAAGGATACCTCATTGTAGCCCCTAAGGTCGTAGCCATAGGTCTAAGGAAGGTTGCTGTAGCAGTACCCATAACAGCTCTAGCAGGCGTCTTAGGGCCGCTTAGAATGCTGTTAGAGAACATATTACCTAACTCTGATATCAATACACCTGTTCTCTTAGGCCCACCTTTATGTAATGAGCCTCCTTTTAGCATAGCTCTGGACCACGCATCCCAGTCATCTAGATTATTTACACTCTTCATTGAAGACCAGACTTCAAATAAGGCATTTAGTAGCTTTGGATCAGCATCATCTTTGGCAATCTTTAAGATGGTCATCATCGCATCTTTAGTATCAGCCATTTCTTTTGCTAATTCTTGCTGTAAATACTGCCTTCTTTTACCAGCACCAATCTGTCTGAAGTTTTCTGATTTAATAATTCTAGCTTTCCTGACTTCCGTTAAAGCTGTCATCATAGTATCTACGATCTGTGCAGCAGGACCATCGATGTCCCCTAGATCTACCATGTTGGCTAACTCTCTGCCAGCTATACCTCTATTTCTTATGTCATGTAGTAGTGAACCGATAACCATATCAGCTACTACTATGTTCTTACTAGTAAATGTTTCTATATTATCAACTACATTACCACCAGGATCAGTAACATCATAGGAATCTCTAGAAGCATATAACTCTCCTAGGAATTCATCAGCTGTCATCTCAGCAGCATCTCTACCTTTAGTGATGCGTTGATAAGCCATGATAGAATCACCATAGACTTCAGCTACTGTAAGCTGTTCAGCTTTTAGTTGTTCTATTATTCCATTGTATCTATCAGAGCTGTATAGTTTTTTAAGTGTAGCCTCTGCCATAGCATTATCTATAACAGCTTCTCTAGCTACACGTTCAATTAATACAGGAGGTATAACACCACCTGCAGAACCTTCTTGACCATCCCAGTCTCTTGAACGTACATGTGCATCGTATACATCATCTGCTTCAGATAGTACAGTACCTTGATGTGCATCAGCTACTGGTCTATTCTTAGCAGCACGGAATTCATCTTGTTTTGTTGCTACTGCTTTACGGACTTCAGCTACAGACTTATCTATATCTGCTTGCTGTACCCTGTCATTTCTATTCTTAATTGATTGGATAGCTCTATCAGAACCTCCTTTCACCATATATAATACGCCATCAAATGCAACTCCAATACCCATACCTTCTAGTATGTTCTTGAGTTTCATCATTACAGGATGGTCAGTATCTTTAGTTGTTAGTGGTGTATCTATAAAACCATATCGTTCACGTATAGCTCCTAAGGCATTATGTCCATCAGACTCCTTAGAGACTAGATCGGACGTACCACCAATTAGAGCGGCTTTACCTATTTGTGTAGCAGCCATACCAGTAAGTTGTATACCAGTCTTAGCTAGGAAAGCCTTACCAGCAGGTATAATAGCCGCTGCCATTGTACCGAAGTGAACAGTACCTCTTAATAGTTTACCCCACCATGTTTTAGTTGTTATTGGATCATCATAGTCTA